TCTATTGTATCCAAAATCACGAAATGGTTCTTGAACTACTTTACCTGGAATATTTTTATTACGAAAATAACTTTCAATCAATTCTATCGTATTATCGCTACTACCAGTATCACAAATGCAATAACTGTCTATTATTTTATATACAGAATCAAACAAACGTGTAATTATTTTACTTTCATTCTTAACAATCATGTTTAGGCATATTTTTGGCGAATTAGAGGAAGATATTGTATGCGGTTTCATTTCGAGATTATATTATATTTTATAAGAAAAAACGTTTATATATTTTTTTATTTAATTTCAATCTATACTATAATATAGTAATATTATAATATTATAGATTAAAAAATGGCATTTACCCGTTTTCATGATGATCCTGCAAGAATAAAAAAACAATTACAAGAAAGTACTGGATTGGGTAGATATCAATTAGATGCGCCTGGTCCTGGATTAAACTTACCATTTTTTGAAGACCCACAAATTAGATTGCAAGGATGGGGTGCAAATTTACGCACAAATACCATCGAATTAGATACTGATTTAAAAGGTATTTCTAGAAAACTTACACACGATGTTGTTGATTACAAATCAAAAGCGCCTTATAGTACTGCTCGTGAATATTCTACATTACCCGCATTTGTAGATGAATCTAGAGCAACACATCCAGCGTGGATGTTTAGAGATTTAGAACAAACTCGTTGGAACTATTCTTTTCACAACGTTCAAGGAAAAACTGAAATACCATTTATTAATAATGAAAGTACACGTATTTTAGAGAAACAAAATTATGTACGTAATGTTCCAATAGTAGACGGTAATAGTAATACCAATTACTATTTAACCGGTAAATCTATGTGTATTGGTGGAAATTGTTAATTTTATCTATGTATGTTTCTCCAGAAAAAAAAAGCGCGATAATATATATTACAATATATTATCATGGAAATCGGAATACCATTATTAGCCATGGGTGGATTATATATAATTTCGAATCAATCTAAGAAAAAAGATAATTTTCAAAATAGAAGTAAATTACCGAATGTAGATGTACCTGACAAGAATTATCCATCGCAATATCAAGTAATTTCAGCCGAAACAGATCTTACATCAAAACTGTCAACCGTGAATAAAATTGACGGCACAGGAGTATATACTGATAAATATTTTAATCCTCAATATAATCAAACAAATACAGATGCATATTCCCCATTTGGTGATAGTGTAGCTACAAATCCTGCTGCTAGTTATTATTCTTTAACTGGAGATAAGGTGGATCAAGCCTATTTTCGCCATAATAACATGGTTCCTTTTTTTGGTGGAAATATTCGTTCAAGAAATGTCGATGCAAACGCAAATGAATCTGTTTTAGACAATTATATTGGTTCAGGTTCTCAAACTATCGTTAAAAAGGAACAAGCGCCACTATTTGCGCCTGGTGAACACTATCAATGGGCAAATGGCGCACCAAATACAACTGATTTTATGCGCTCACGCGTTAACCCTAGTGCTAGAATGGCAAATGTTAAACCATTTGAAGAACAACGCGTCGCTCCAGGTTTAGGGTTAGGATTTACATCAGAAGGTTCAGGTGGATTTAACTCGGGTATGATGAACAGAAACTCATGGAACGAAAAAACAGTAGATGAATTGCGTGTAGCGACAAACCCTAAATCGAGTGGCCATTTGTTATTAGGTCATGAAGGTCCTGCAATGAATTATGTTACAAGACGCGGTGAATTGGGTGTAATGGAAAAAAATCGTCCCGATGGTAGTTTTGAACTAGGTCAAGATCGATATTTAATCACGACTGGTTTAGAGAAAGCTCCAACATTACGTTCTGTACCAGTTGAACGTTTTGTAAATCGTCCAGAGACCACAGTAGAATATGCAGGTGCAGCTGGTTTTGGTAAATCAAACTTATATGTTGACGGAGAACATATGCCAACCCATCGAATTGAATTAGGAACTGTTCCATTCACTCCTGCTGGCGCAAATGGTAAATATGGTGCTACAGAATCAGATTACGGAATGAAATCAAAAGTAGCATATCCAAATAATCGTAGTTCAACTGCACAAAATAGTTATTATGGTGCTATCGGCGGAGCATTTGGTGCTGCTGTAGCTCCATTATTGGATGCTCTTCGTCCTTCCAGAAAAGAAAATGCAATCGGAACATTACGTCCTTACCAAAACGCAAAATCAAATGTATCTTCTTCCTATGTATATGATCCAAATGATAAACCATTACCTACAATTCGTGAAACAACTGAATCGTCTAAATTTCATTTAAATGTTAATGCAAACCAACGCGGAGGTGCATATCAGGTAGCAGAACAACAGCCAATACATAATGCTCGCGAAACCACGGGTAATTACTTTTATGCAGGTAATTCAAGCGCGGGCGCACGCTCACAAGATATGCGTTCTTACGAAGCTGAATATAATCAAAGAAACAATGATATTAAATCGTCAACTATTGATGGTAGATTAGTACCTGGTAATATGAATTTATATGATGGAAATATTAATATGGCTGCAAAACCAAAAGATAATTATTTAATAAATAATCGACCATTAGCGCCACAAGGTACTACTGAAGCACCTTCGGTTTACAATATGGGTAGAATGAGTGGATCAGAGCCTTTATATCAAACCATACAATTAGATCGTAATTCGCCTGATGTATTAAATGCATTGCAAGGTAATCCTTATGCTATTCCATATAGAGCAAAATAAATAAAAAATAGTGATTTATAAAATTATTTTTTATTTTTTGGATTTGTTAGTTTTCTTGGATTTCTTTGATTGTTTTGATTTCTTGGATTTGTTTGATTTATTCTTTCCTCCATTATATTTCATATCGAGTTGATCAATTTTTTGTTTAACCTCTACTGGTGCGAGTGGTTTAACCTCTACTGGTGCGAGTGGTTTAACCTCTACTGGTGCGAGTGGTTTAATCTCTACTGGTGCAGGTGCTGCTTTTTTTGGAAATAACATATCTAATAAACCTCCTCCATTTTTTTTTAAATTTCTACGCTTCAGTGTTTTTGCCATTGTATATATTAACGTAATATAATTTTACCAATTGCTTTTTTTAACATTAATATTAGCACCTTTATTCGCTTTTTTTGTTTTACTTGGATCAAATTCTTCATCTGAATCATCTGAACCCATATTTTTAGAAATTTCCCAAAACTCTTTGCTTCCTAAATGAAATGGTGGATGATCTTGAGCCTTATACCAAAATATTTGGTCTATTAATTTATTCGATTTTGCATTGTTGTTAATTACTAAACATTCAAAATTTTCTGTAGTATTGTCAAGAACTGCACAAAAACTCTCCAATGTAGGAAACATACTAGCATAATTTTCCCAAATACGTTTACGATTAACTAAATACGGTTCTCTTAAAATAAAAACATAATCAATATTTGTTCTTAAATTTGGTGGAATACCCAATGGATATTGCATTGTTATAATTAACATTATCTTCCAATGTCGTCCATTCATAAAAAGCAAACGCATCATTTTATCGCGGGTCCATGATTGATCATATAAGCAATCATCCATAATTACAAATGCTCGCGGATCAATGCTACTTCTTTTATATGTATCTATTTCTTTTTTAACTTCTTTCAAAACCGCTCGTTGTCTTCTTAATACATTCTCAATTAATACAGTGTTGTACTCGTCATGAATAAATAATTTAGGCACATGATTTTTATAAAATCCATTACCTGCTTCAGTTCCGGAAATAACAGTTCCAATAGGTATATCTTGGTGATAATATAATAAATCTCGTACTAAAAACGATTTTCCTGTATCACGACGACCAATAAGAACTACTACAGGGCCCTTGTTCTCGTCTGGCTTGAATGTTATATCTTTCATGCTAAATTTTTTTAGCTCTAATGTCATTTTATATGAATTAAGAATATAAAATATGCCAATAAATAATAGAGTTTTACTAAACGAATTTGTTTTGAATCGAATTATGAATCGTTTGTATATCACGATTAAAATATAAATTTTTCCTATAAATGAAAACACCAGAAAAACCAACAAGGTTTCAAATTCATTATAATAAATCGAAACCTTTAGACCTAAAGAGTTTAGAAAAACAATATATTCAGACAGAAGACGACAAGAAAAACAACTATAATCCATTCCATATCAAAAATTTTCAAAATTTTCAACCGATATATCCATTATATTTTGATATGAATGAACAAAATTATGATTCGATATGTTTAAATAACAGATATCAAATTATTGATTTAGAAACGGTTTTAGATACATCCAATGTATCAATATGTACAAAACCAATATTTATTAAGTATTCTCCTCTACTTGATCCTATAAGATATATGATTGGAAAATATGATATTAATGATCCATCGATTCATACATTACCTTCCTTCACTTCAAGTAATTGTGATAAAAAAATTGCCCATTATAACAATAGCGCATACGTAGATTGTTTCTTTAGTTTTTTATCAAGTCAATTATTACATACACATAATTTCAAGCATGGAATCGATTTTTATGGTAATTATTCAGCTATTCAAGAAAAATTCAAAATGAATATTTCAGATGATTTTGAATATTTAAACAGTTCTAATTATTTCTTAAATAATGTTGGAAAAAACTTTATAATAACAAACAATGAATCCATTTCTTACTTTAATATGAATAATTCGAGAGGCAATAAAATGAAGATTAATATTTCGAATACACCGAACATTCATAATTTATCAAATATATCAGTTATTGAAGTTAATAATACAGATAACGTAAATGCAGAATTTGATGAAAACGAAACCATAGAACAAGTATATTTAAAAAATAGTATTGAAAAAAGTGAATCGACAAATGATGATGAAGAGTCCGACACTGATACGGATACAACTGCTACTAGCGAGTCTAACTCAGAAACGGATTCTACAAATGATAATGAAGAAACCGAAACAACAATTACCGATACTGATGAAAATGATGAAAATGATGAATCCTTCGTATATGCTTATGTTGATAACTTTCCGGTTCAAATGATTTGTCTTGAAAAATGCGACGGAACATTGGATGATTTATTTGAGCAAAATGAAATTGACGCAGACAATGGAGCAAGTGCATTGTTTCAGATAATTATGTGTTTAATCGCTTATCAAAAATCGTTTAATATGACCCACAATGATTTACATACAAACAATATAATGTATGTTCATACCAATGAAGAATATTTGTACTATCGATTTAATAAAATAAACTACAAAGTTCCTACTTATGGTAAAATTTTCAAAATAATTGATTTTGGAAGAAGTATTTACAAATACAATGGCCAACTATTTTGCAGTGATAGTTTTGCGTCAGGTGGTGATGCTGCTACACAATATAATTTTGAACCATTTTATAATCCAAATAAACCATTACTTGAACCAAATTACAGTTTTGATTTATGTAGATTAGGCTGTTCTATTTATGATTTTATTATAGACGATGATACCGATATAAAAGAAATGGATGAACTGCAACAAACAATATTACGGTGGTGCCAAGATGATGTAGGTAAGAGTGTTTTATATAAAAAGAATGGCGAAGAACGATATCCGAATTTTAAACTATACAAAATGATTGCTCGAAACGTTCATGCACATACGCCACAAGCTCAATTATCTTATCCGCTTTTTAACAAATTTTCTATGAAAAAATCACAAAAGGTTGGAAACGAACTATTTATGGATTTAGATAAATTACCATCTTATGTGTAAAATTATTTTGTCGTAAATTTTTGTTATATGCTTATAATATACATTATGGATATTATAAGTTATTTGATATCAGAATTCTTCAAAGAAGAAAAAACAAATACAGTTATTTTGTGTATATTAAGTTTAGTAATTACTTTAATACAAACCAATGGTATTTCTTATATTACAGCAAATATTATTCAATCTATTGAACAAAATTCAAAAAAATTAACTATGCAATTTTTTCAATATTTCGTACTCGTATCTATTCTATTTTTTACAATCTATTATATTTATAAACGTTATCAAAATAATCTTATTACAAAATTAATCCAGTGGATAAAGCACGAAATATTTAAAATTATATTAAAATCGAATAATGAAAAAATGCAAAATGTTAATTTTATTGAATTTATTACTCCAATTACTCGTATATCAGTTTCATTTTATGCATTGTTTTTTGATATTATAACAGTAATTATACCTACATTCGCATTTTTATTAATTATTTCATTTTATTTCCTATATGAGAACACCGTGTTTGGTATATTTTTCTTACTTGCAAATTTAGTAATATTTTATTATATTTTTTTTAATTGGAAGAATTTAACAAAAGCAAAAAACGAACAAGAGACAATTATAAATAAAAATGAAAAATTCATTATAGACATTTTAAATAACATTGATAAAGTAATCTATAGAGGGGAAACAGTAAATGAAATTAATAATTTTACCACATTAACCGATAAAGCAATTAATTCAGGAAATGAGTTTTTAAATCTCATTTCAAACCATACTAGTTTATTAACATTTCTTGTATATATTATTATTTTCATTTCGTTATTTTATTTGATTCAATTGCGATACACAAAAAAAATTACCACAACTGTGTTTATAACGTTTATGACGATTTTATTATTATATAGAGATCGAATTATTGGCACCATCAATAACTTACCGGATTGGTTAGAATTTATTGGAAGAATTGAATATATTACAGACGATTTTAATAAAATGTTGGGCAATAAACTGAATATCAATGAATTGTTTACTAAAAAATACGAATCGCATGATTTAAAATTCAATAATATAGTTTTTGATAACATTACATTTTATTACGAAACAAAGAAAAGTACTCCAGTTTTTACAAATTCTTCATTTGATGTTAAAACAAATCAAAAAATAATTGGTATTACTGGGTTAAGTGGAAAAGGAAAATCTTCATTTGCCAAATTACTATTGCGTTTATATGAACCAGTAAGTGGAAAAATATATATAGATGGCGTTGATATTTCTACAATTGATCCTGATTATATTCGTCAAAATATAACATATGTTAATCAAAATTCCAGGTTATTTGATAAAAAAATATTAGATAATATGCTGTATGGATGCAAAGATAGTGAGAAATGCAAGGGATTTTTAAAAGAGATCATGAAATATCCAAAAATTCAGGGATTATACAAGAATGTTGATATTTATAATTCATATGCAGGTTCTCTTGGAGAAAATTTATCTGGCGGACAACGTCAAGTTGTTAACATTATTAGTGGTTTAATTAATCCATCGAAAATATTAATTTTAGATGAACCTACAAATGCATTGGATCCCGAATTAAAACGCGAATTAATCATGTTAATTTCGGATTTCAAAAAATACAAACAATGTATTATTATTATTACCCACGACCGAGATGTTCATGCATTGTTTGATGAAACATTGAAACTGTAGGTACAATAGGGACAATAGGTTAAAAATAAAAAATAATATAAACACTACGAATTATATTATTTATTATTTGCATACATAATTTGAAACAATGAATCGTGTAGAACAAATGGAAAAAATACAAAAAGAAGGATTAGAATTATTTACTAAAAAAAACATAGATTACGGTGATGCGTTTGCAAAATATGGTGTTATTGGAGTGTTGATGCGAATTGAAGATAAAATACAACGTTCGCTGTCTATTACAAAAAATGGTGTGAATTTGGTAAAAGACGAAGGAATTCGCGATACGTTATTGGACTTACATAATTATGCAGCAATGGCCTTAATGTTGTTGGACGAATGATTCATATATTTTACTACACCTTTTCTCATTTAAAATGCCCATCTAAATGAAATTTTATACTAAAAATCTTCAAATCCAGCATCTAACCATGCTGAAATACGTTTTGGATGGAAGGATACCATCATTAATTCCTCAAAATAAATATCAACCATTTGTTTCTTCATTGTTTTATAATCAATTTCATAAATAGATGGATTGGTTGATAAAAACTGCCAATCAATTTTATCTTGATTTTTTTCTAATAAATGAATAGCATTTGGATTTTTTGATAAAATAGGCCAATTAATTTTGTCTGGATTTGCTTCTAATAAATGAATTGCATTTGGATTTTTTGATAAATGCATCCATTTAATTTTATCTTGATTTTGTTCTAACAAATGAATAGCGTTAGGATTGAATGATAAAAATCCCCAATGAATTTTATCTAGATTTTGTTCTAATAAATGAATAGCACTTGGATTGTCTGATAAGAAATGCCAATTAATTTTGTCTGGATTTGCTTCTAATAAATGAATTGCATTTGGGTTTTTTGACAAACTGCCGCAAGTAATTTTATCTGGATTTGCTTCTAATAAATGTATAGCATTTGGATTACATGACAAGAAACTCCAATTAATTTTATCTTGATTTTGTTCTAATAAATGAATAGCATTTGGATTAGTTGATAAATAAGGCCAATAAATTTTATCTGGATTTGCTTCTAATAAATGAATAGCATTTGGATTTTTTGATAACATATTCCAATTAATTCCATCTAGATTTGCTTCTAATAAAGGTATAGCATTTGGATTTGTTGATAATCCATATAATCCATCCCAATTAAGTTTATTTGGGTCTATCCAATCTAATAATTTATATACAGGTTCTGGTTGTTTCATTTTTGATAATTGTTTGAATATAGATTTCTATTATAATAATAAATCAATTTTTTATTATTATATTTGGGCGTTTTACACCTTTTCTCATTTAAAACGCCCATTTTATGCATCTTCAAATTCATAAACTGCTTTCATCATTTCAACTAATTCATTTATTGTATTTTTTAGTTCTTTAATGTCATTTTTCATTTCATCAATTTCACTTTCTATTGAAAATGGTCTTTTAATTTCTGTTATGGATTTACATTTTTTAGGATTGTTTTGTCGTTTTTTTATTGTTTCTATTATTTGGTCTTCATCTAATTTTGTTTTCAATATTATGTCTTCCATAGAATTATTATTGCTATACAATTTGTAGGCGATTTCTCTACGTCTTGCATTTATACCACCAGTAGTTCTATTATGACATTGTGCTATTAGTTGTATATCAATATTCTTACTTAACTCTTCTAATAATATTGTTTCTTCTTCATCAGTCCATTTTTGTCCTGTGTTAGATGGATAATCTTTATCTGGATTTTGAGATTTTAACATTTTCAACATAGGACTTTCCATTTTGTATGATAATTGAAAATAATTTTAAACTATTTTCAATTTTATTAATAATCGGCGTTTTAAATGAGAAAAGGTGTAAATGAGAAAAGGTGTAAATGAGAAAAGGTGTAAAACTAAAACCCAGGCGAATCAGTAAATATTTGAGTTTGCTGAGCGTTATCTCCTCCACCAATACCCAACAATTGATTAAATGTTCCGCTCATTTGAAAAAATAAAAAAATCGGCAAAAATGCGGATGAAAATACTACAAATGCATCGCGCACTAGATACTTAAGTGGTCTGGTTTCTTTTTCAACGTATTTCATCATTACTAGTTTAATAATAAAAAAAATAATTGCAATTGAAATCGCTAATAACAAAATTTTCTCCATATCGTTGGATTCCTATACTAAAATATCAAATAATTTAAATTGATATTTTACGCATTTATACTAGTTCTTCGATATCATCTAATAATACTTCTACATTACTATTTTTATCCTTTTTATCAAAATCAAAAATGTCTAAATCGTCTAAATTTATATTGTCTGTATGAATTTGAATTCTATCATTAATATCACCCTCTTCTTCTTCCTCTTCCAATTTACGTTGTATCGCCCTAGAAGTACTTATTTCTTCTAATCGCTCGATTGTTTTCGGTGCATTCACATGTCTTACATCACCCGACATTGCATCTTGAACACTGTCATAGTCATTAAATGACAAACGTGTTATAACTGGTTCATTATCTATATTTTGAATAGCAGGAACTACTGCTGGTAATTCGGGTTCCGATTTTATTTCTTCGGATTTAGTTTCGGGGATGTCTTCTTTATTATCGACTTCATCTACAATGTTCTCAATAATTACTTCTTCTTCTTGTTCGATACTTTCATCCATATATGCACGAATGATTTCTTCTGTTGGAATACTCTCGCGAATAGTAGTTAAAATACATTCTTGTACAATCAATTCAAGTTCTCTTGAATTTCTTTGTGCCAACAATGGAGAAATATTTTTTTCAAATAAATAAACATTTGTGTAGACTTTACGTGCTACATGTATATATACTTTGTGAATGAAATTGTCTAATTTTGGTATAGATATATCGATCTTTTTCTGTTTATTTCCAACACGAATACAGGTAAGTACTTTCAATTGAATAATATGCACACATGTAATTAAATCTTCTAAATAATTGCATCCACTTCTTTCAATAATACGCCTTCTTTCTTCCTCAATTATAGTTTGATTCCACTTTGGAACACGGGATAATAGATTTTGATATGTCATTAAATATTTACCCAATTCATCATTGTCGGCGCATAATTTCCATGATTCGTTGAAAATTGAGCGAATACCTTCAATGACTAAAGGTGTAAAAATACTTACAAGACGGCTACACCACTCATTTTTTGATTCTTGTAAATTAGAAAGAACAAAATCGTCCATGATATAATCTTACTTACATTTTTTTGCATATTGTTTAAACGCGTTAGTCTATATTTTTGTAATCATATTCTAGAAACAATATGTATTTCATTAGCAAAAATGAAATCTAACATGTATAACATCAGTAATTTTTCACATCTAAATTCGGATTTAACTTTATGAAAACAGAGTTCTATATTGGAAATTTCAAGATTAGACCACTTATCATTTGCTTTAATAAAGTCGATTAAATCTAAACAAGAATATCCTTGTTCATATGCATCACAACTAAAAGTAGATAACATCTCGTGATTTATTTTTTTATTCAAAACTTTTCTTTCAATTATCGAATTAAACCTCTTTTCGAACCATTCTGTTTTTTCTTTTTCCAATTCGAAGAATTGGAATTTTTTATTTAAATTATATTCATGCAAATTTACAATTTGGCCGTTTTCCATATATTCTGGAACGAAAATTTCGCAAAATCTTGATAATATTGGGTTCAATAATTTATGCTTGTTCTCCACTACTATAAAAAAACGTGTATTATTACTAAATAATTCTATGCATCTACGCAGTGCAGACTGTGCATCATTTGTTAAACTATCTGCATTAAATAATACAATGGACTTGAATTTAACGCCAGTATTGGATTGTAGATTTGCTTTTGCAAAAAATTTTAATTCTTCGCGAATGAATTTTATACCTTTTCCATGAGAACAATTCACAAATATTACGTTGTTTTTTATTTTTTGTTTATCGTTGTTATAGATTTTATAAATAAAATCGTAAACTAGTGTCTTTTTACCACATCCTGAGGAACCATGAAAAATAATATGCGGTATTTTATTATTTCTATAAAAATAGTCTAATTTTTCGCTTATATCTTGATGTATAGGAAGTCGCATTTGAGTATTTGTATTATCCATATAATATTCAATAAGTAAGTTATATAGTTTAGTGTAAAATTTCTATATGTATGTTTAAAAAATATATATTAAATAATATGTATAATAAGTTATATAATAATAAGTTATAATAATAAGTTATATATGAATATTATTTCTATATTTTCTGGAAGAAAACCAAATATTGAAATCCTTAAAAAATATTTAACAAAGGCTTTAGAATTAAATATAATCAACGAGGTTCATTTTTGGAATAATACAAGAAATTCTTATGATGAAGATTATTTAAAAACAATTAGTAATTTAAAAAGAACATCATCTATAGGAGAAGGTAATTATATTTTAATTACCCCAATAATATCAAATAATTCTTTTGAATTAAATGTAAAAGCATCTAACGATATTCATATTAAACTAACAAATTTAGATATAGAATATGAAATTGTTTTAGGTGGTTGGAATAACACAAAATCCGTTATTAGAGAAAATAATAAAGAAATATGTAATTTAATCCAAAATAATGTAGCAGATGAAAATAATAATATTTTTAAATTTATTATTGATAATAATATTTTGAATATAATAAAGAATAATGAACTATTAATTTCTCAAAGAATTAAAGATAATTTTATAATAAAAAAAATATATTTCAAAACAGGTCATAATTCAGTAGCAGATTTGACCTATAATACGACTCAAAATAAATGTTTTTATTTTATGGATACTTGTGAAAAAAATTGGAAAAATTATTATAATTATTATAACGATAAAAAATTTGAAAATGATATCATAATAAAATGTGACGATGATATTGTTTTTATTGATTTATATAAATTACCTAAATTTATTGATTTTATTAAAAATAATGATTATGATTTAGTGTTTGCTAATACAATTAATAATGGCGTTTCTGCTTATTTTCAACAAAATAAATATAATTTAATACCAAAAGAAATAATGGATTTAGAATAT